CGTCATGCTTTTGATGCTTTCCCAAATAGCAGCCAGTTTGCTGGAGAACCAAGTAAAGACACTGCCAAAGATGTTGCGCATGGAATCCGCCATAACACCGATAAAGGCAAAACCACTGGTATCAGTAAAGCCGCTCATTACCCATTGCCACCCTGCTTTGATGAACTCAAACATGGCTTGAAATGGCAAGGTGATTAATGTGATCGCACCTTCTAACACTTGAAACCAGGTTGTGTCGCCAAACGAGGCTTTTAAATCATCCCAGTAATAAATCAATGCCCCCACAGCGACGACTGCAGCGGTAACGCCCGCCGCAATTAAAATAATGGGGTTTGCGGCTATTACAATATTTGCGGCGAGCATTGCAATACGCAGTCCAGCCATTCCTTTAGTTAATAGAAGATTCACTCCAGCGAACAACTTCATGGTGAGTATGTAAGTTGCCATGACTTGTTTTCCCACACCCATCATTAAGGTAAATGCACCACCTGCAGCTGCTGCGCCTAAGATAGCCATCGCTGCATAGCCAATGTATTTGGTCAGATTTGGGAACATTTCAGTCCATGCGATAATTTCTATTGCACCATCAGACAGACTGGAAATAACAGGTAATAGCGAGGGGAGCAGTGCCGCACCAAAGGCGGTTCGAACAGCAAATACGCCTTGCTCTAGGCGTTGCCATTGGTCGGTCATTGCTCCGGCCATGTTGATAGCCGTATCAATATTGCTGGCACCATTTAACTGCGTAATGTTACTTTTCAAATCGCTTGTTTTATTTATCATGTCAGTGATCAACATTAACGCTTGATCACTACCAAAGGCGGTTTTTAGCTGGGCCATTTCCATTGAGTCCAACTCACCAAATTGATTTTTCAGCTTAGACATAATGTCAAACATAGGTAACATCTTGCCGTTACTGTCAGTAAAGGACATGCCAAGATCGCCTTGGGCTTTCACTACACCACCTAAAAATGCTGTATAGCGCGTTCCCGCTTCCGAACCAGTCATACTACCTTGCAGCATACCAAGAACAGCCATTTGTTCCTGCACTGTAATACCGTGAGATTTACCCAACGCGCCCACGCCTTTAAACGCATCTGACATGCCTTGTCCTGTGGTTTTAAATAATTCCACCGACTTAGATGTCATACCTGCAATACGTTCAGCCCAGTTATCTTTGCCGATATCATCGGCTTGGTCTTTAAATACCGAATACATGGTCCCCATGTAATTGGTGATAGTGGCCGTATCTGCTTTAGTTGCAGCGGCCAGAATTGCCGAGCTTCTTGTGACCCCAGCCAGTTCATCACCCGTCATGCCACCCATGGCAGATTTGATGTCATAAGATGCCGCCACAAAGTCAGTTGCTGATTTACCATATTCAACGGAAAACTTCATTGCTGTTGAAGCAAGTGTTTTTAATTGTTCATCTGCTACGCCTAAGGATTTCACCTCACCTAAAGCCCTGTCCATTTCAATCGCAGGCATCAACGCTTGTTGCAACGCAAAACCAGCACCCGCCAGTCCTGCAGCGCCTGCCATCATGGTATGAGAACCCTGACGATAAGTGTTAGTGACATCATCAAATTGACGTTTAATATTGCCCAGGGGTTTTGAAATCTGGTCAATCAATCCAACTTGAAATCTGAGAGCTTCTGGTAACATCGTGTTCCTTATCCGCTAAAGGCTTTCGCTACACCGTTGGCAGTAACGGCTTGCATATTTTCCCAATGGTTCTTCTCTAACCAAATCGCGTAAGCAAAACTTTGTTCAGTATCTGCTTCATTTGGTAGCCATTTTCGCCGCCACGCATGCATTTTTTGCCTGTCACTGCTTTCTATCGCAGCGACAAGCGCATCTATTTTTTTACAGAGATAGCTAACTTAGGCGCGAACTCTTTAAGAACAGCACCATAAATTTGCGTTGCTGCGCCAGGGTTAGCAGTGGTAATTTCGCGTAGTGCATCTTTAGATTCTTTACTCACACAATTCATCAAAAAGTTGTGTGCGGCACTGCTGGCATCACCTTGTAAGATGGTGTTCTGCGCTTCATCGTGATCAGCTGGTGTCGGGTTAAACTCAATGTCTGTATTACCAACGGTTAAAATAATTGTTTTTTGTACTGTCATGCTGCATCTCGCTCTTTATCTAGTTTGCTTTCGAGTCGGTCGAACCGACGATCAATGGAATCTTTAATATCATCTACGGCTTCCCGCAGTTCGTGTTTTGTTGCGTATTTTTCCGCGACATTACCGCGCTGACGTTCAATACCTAATTCTATTTCATGAACACGGCTGCCAAACTCAGTCGCTGTCGCTTGGCCTTTATCTGCTCGGCCATAAATCAGATTGATAATAGTGATCACCAAACCAATAATTGCGACGATTGCGCCTATAAATTTAGGATCCAAATCAGCCTCCTTTTAATTGTTTAGTTTTATCCACGCTGCCACGACTACTGCCCAGCCAAAACGCCACTGCAGTACCAAACGCGCCTAACACACTACCGGCAGTCATGATGATCACTTGGTCATAGGCTTTCGGTGGTTCAAAGGCAAACAGTGCTCCAAACATACCCGCGACCATCAGAGCTAAAATCAAGGTGATTGCGCTGGGCATCCAATGATCTTTATGATTCATTCGGGCATTTTGGGTATCGGCTAAATTAGCCTTGCGTTCATCCAACGCAATAGCTGAAGCTTGAAGGGCTAATTGCTTTAAGCTAATTCGCTCTTCACTTTCCAGCTTCTTGATTGCTACCATGGCATCAGGGTTATTTTGCAAAGCACGCTCAATGGCTACGGGTGTATTTTCTACGCCCAATGCATGAGCAACTAGCCCACCAACTGCGGCCCCTGCTGGACCTCCGATTAAGGTACCGATTAATGGCGCAGAATTACCCAATATTGCTTTGATGTTTTCCCACATAATTAATCCTTGGTGATTGAAATACTGACTATCTCGTTATTAAACTCACGCATCAGCGCATTGAATGCAGCGGTAGAATTAAGTACGGCCCACTCACCTTTAACAAAACCGAAATCCACGCCAGGTGCAAGGCAACCTTGCAATTCTTGCGGGCAGTTAGCCTTGTGAATAAGAATATGTGTACGCAGGCTTTGACCTTGTCGTGTTACACCAAGGTCTTTCGCTTCAAGTGCATAACCACTGCCGAACTTTGGTGATTCATTAGGAAAGGCGGTATATGTCCCCTCCACAATGCACGATTCACTTGGCTTGTTATTCAGCATTGGCCGTTCGACCATGCAGCACACCTGACTGCCATCTTCACGGTGTAATATGGAATATGTGCCGTGTGGGAAATAGCGGCGTTTTAAGTTGTAATGCTTCATAGCTTTCCTTTATCAGCGAGTGTTTGGCAAGTAATGCAATATTGGCAACCTTGTACAGCGGCTTGTCTTGCTGTTGGGATTGGTTCATCACATTCAAGGCAATCGCTTGCACTTACCGCGTTCACGGTTTTTTGTCTGGCAAAATGATTAGTCAACGCGATATCGGTTAACTTGGCTTCGATTTCACTGGCTCTATCAAATGCGTCCATTATTGAACCAAACCTTCAGTTTCATCTGGGCGCAGGTATGAAACGCCGTTAATGTTAATAAAATCTGGGCTTGTCACTTCAAATGGCAGCTTGTGAACCAATGCACTACCACCATTGGAATCAAGATCAAGTAAGTCAGATATTTTGATGCGACAACCAAAGGCTTCCACTTTCAGTTCATCTTTATCAATCTTGCCGTAGAACAACGCATCAAAGTCAGGTAGACCACGCCAAGAACCGGCTTGTTTTGCTGCCTTGCTTAGTTGACTAAATTGAGCCGTGGTTAATTCCATTTCGCCACTGGCTTCTACATCACCGTCAACCCAACCGTCAGGCACACCTGACGTTTTATTTACCGCTGAATTATCGGTGATAGAGAGCGTTACTTTTTGGGCTTTGAGCTTGTAATCCCCCAATGAAAAGTGCATGTTCTTGCCAGAAATACGCATACTCATGGATTACGCCTCCGAATCTGCGGGGTTAGAAAGATCAAGTGCGATGTTGACCACAATGTGTTTTGGGCAGTTGTGAGGACGCACCATTAAGCCAATCATTACCTTGGTTTTGCTCATCCACTGAATAGTTACGTCTTCGTCACGTGGCGACATGATTTCACCTGGGAAGGTAATGCCACCAATCTCTGTTGTTTTCGACATGACTCGCATGTCTTTACGAA